ACATTGGATAATTTAAGAATTGCTACAAGAAAAGAACAAGAACAAAATTCAAAAGGAATAAAAGATGGAACAAAGAGAGAAAGAAAAAAAAGTGCCAAGGACCTTCCTGAAGGAATTACACAGGAAATGATGAAAAAACATGTTGTTTACTATCACGAATGGTTAGATAAAGAACATACAAAAAAAAGAGAGTTTTTCAAGGTAGAAAAACATCCAAAATTAGATAAAATATGGATTACAACTAAATCAGAAAAGGTATCTATTCAAGATAAGCTAGACCAAGCAAATAAGGTGGTAGATGATTTGGAAAATGATATTTATCCGGTAAAAAAAGAAGCACAACTACCAAAATATGTTTCTTTGGTTAATATGAGAGATAAACAACATTTAGTATTTGAAAAAAGAGTAGATGACAAACGTTTAAATTTAAAAATGGTATTACCATATGAATATGATTTACAAGAACAATTAGAAATATTAAATGAAAAAATTAAAGAAAAATATGATAATGAAAATAATATGGTTTAGTATAAATATTGCTTTTTAATTATTAAAGCAAAAAACAATATAGAGACATGTCCATAGTATATACATATTAAAATGAGCGTAGATATTGTAAATCTCATTGAAAGCAATCCAATCACCAAGTTTTCAGGTGATTATCAGAGCAAATTGGTTGAAAAAGTCAAAAATCATTTTACTAATTATGAACAGCAATTATTTTTATCAAGTTTTTATTGTTATTTAAAGTATGACACTAAGAATGATTTTATCATTGATTTAGATAATGTTTGGCAGTGGTTGGGATTTAGTCAAAAATTTAATGCGAAAAGACTATTAGAAAAATATTTTATTGTTAATAAAGATTACAAAGTTTTGCTCCTCAATACGGAGGAGCAAAAAAAAACAAACTTTACTTCAGGAGCAAAAACTGGCACAAGAGGAGGTCATAATAAAGAAATAATTAAAATGACAATTAAAACATTTAAACTATTTTGTATTAAAACTGAAACAGAAAAAGCAAATGAAATACACGAATATTATATAAAAATGGAAGAAATATTACAAGAAGTTTTACAAGAAGAAAGTAGTGATTTACAAAAACAATTAGAACAAACCAAAGTTGAGTTAACTCAAATAGAGGACACAAAAAACAAAGAAACAGAACAAAAATTAATTAAACAAAAAACATTAGATAATGAAAAGTTTTTATTAAAAGAATATGGTCATTCTGGTTCATTAGTTTATATAATTAAAGTAAAAACATTTGAAAACGGACAATATATTGTTAAAATAGGACATAGCACAAAGGGAATACATAATAGATATAATGAACATAAAACAAATTATGATGAATGTATATTGTTGAACTGTTTTTCTGTAGACAAAAGCAAAGATTTTGAAGGTTTTTTACACAATCATAAAGATATAAGACATAATAAAGTAAATGATTTAGTTGGTCATGAAAAAGAAACCGAATTATTTTTTATTGGCAAAAATTTGACATATCAAATGTTATTAAAAATTGTTGATGACAATATTCAAACTTATAATTATAGAGTAAGTGAACTACTAAAAGAAAATGAATTATTACAATATAAACTTCAGACAAATCAAAATAATTTGGATAATGAAAATATAAAGGAACTCTTAAAAATGGTAAATACACTTAATACAAAAATAGTTAATATTGAAAAATCGAACCAAGAAATATTGAATAAATTAAATTCACAACAAATAAAAGTTACAACTGGATTTAATCAACAACTACCAACTCTGGGACCAAGACTTCAGAAAATTAATCCCGAAACATTACAACTTATTAAAGTATATGAATCTGTAACAGAAGTAATGAATGAAAATAAGGAAATTAAAAGACCAAGTATAAATAAGGCGATTCAAGAAAATACGATTTATTGTGGATTCCGTTGGTTATTAGTAGAGAGAAATTTAGACCCTAATATTATAGTAAATATTAAACCAACTAAGATAACAAGAGAACAAAACATCGGTTACATAGCAAAACTAAATTCTGAAAAAACAGAAATAATAAATGTTTATTTGGATAGAAAAACAGCAGCTACCGAAAACGGTTATGTATCTTCATCCGCATTAGATAACCCAGTAAAAAATTATACAATAGCAAACGGACATTATTATGTATTGTATGATAGTTGCGAAGAGCAAATAAAACAAGAATTTATATCAAAAAATAATAATAAAGAGCCAATATTATATAAAAATGGTGTTGGACAATATGATTCTCAAAATAACCTAATTCAAGAATTTATATGTAAGTATGATTGTATAAAGTCTCTCCATATAAGTGATAAAACATTGGAAAAAGCATTAAATAAAAATGTAATGTATAATGGATACTATTTTAAGTCTATAGGTGCTAAGCTTAAATGTTTGTAATATAAACTTATTTCAAATACGCGTTCTTCTAAATCTCTCCAAAATCTTCAAATACTAATTTTATAATAAAACACTTAAACACAAATTATTAATAAATAGTATTCAAATGTCTAGTCAAGTTGTTTTAGTATTTGGTTCCAATGGTTGGATAGGCTCTAAGTATTTTATTAATATTATAAATAATAAATAATATTAATACTTAAAAAAGAGAAAGTATAATAATATATTTATTGATGCGATTATTAGTAACAGGTGGTTGTGGATTTATAGGTTCCAATTTTATCAATTACTATTTTACAGCAAATCCCGAAGCGACTATTGTGAATATAGATGCTATGTATTACTGTGCTTCAGAAGGAAATGTTATGGAAAATATTAGAACTTCGGATAGATATCATTTTGTAAAGGGGAATTTATGTTCATTTGATTTGTTAGTAAATATTTTGTTATTTTATAAAATAGATACTGTTATTCACTTTGCGGCGCAATCCCATGTCCAAAATTCATTTGATAATGCGTTACAGTATACGACGGATAATACAGTTGGAACTCATACTTTATTAGAAGCATGTCGTAAATATGGTAAGATACAACGTTTTATTCATATTTCTACAGATGAAGTATATGGTGAGTCAATGTTAATTGAAAATGAAGAAAAGAAAAACGAAAATTCTATACTTTGTCCAACGAATCCATGTGCGGCAACAAAAGCAGCGGCTGAATTAATAGCAAAATCATATTATCATTCATTTAATATGCCGATTATAATTACAAGAGGTAACAATGTATATGGCCCGAATCAATATCCAGAGAAATTGATACCTCGTTTTGTTGAACTATTATTGAACAATAAAAAAGTGACAATACAAGGTGATGGAACAAATGTTAGAGCATTTTTACATGTATTGGATGTTTGTAGTGCGTTAAAATTAATATTAGAAAATGGAATAATCGGTGAAATATATAATATTGGAAGCGATGACCATCACGAATATACAGTTTCTCAAGTGGCTGAAATTTTGATTAACAAAATACAAGACCCACAAGAGACAAATGAATGGATATGTTATATAGAAGACAGACCATTTAATGATAAGAGATATTATATTAGTAATCAAAAATTGAAAGACTTGGGATGGGTAATAGAGAAAGATTTTAATTCGGGATTAGATGAGGTCATTGCGCAAATGAAGGAAAAAATGAATTTATAGTATTATTTTATTATATTTATTATACAAAATAAAAAATATAATAAGTAGTTATTTGAATGATTGTTTGTTTATTTTATTTTATATTTAATAATTAATTATCGTCATCATCTGGGACTTCAATTGTTTCCATATCATCTTCATCATCAGATACATCATCTTCGCTGGAAACATTGGTATTTTCTATTTTTTCATCATCTTTTTCGGGTTCATCCTGAACTTCAACAAAATCATTATTCTCCCAAATTACTTTTTTACTATTAAATAGTATATTCATATTAATTACTTCTGGTTTTCGATTGGAATCAATTTTCTCAAACAATAATTTAATATGTGAATCATCTCTAAAACGAGCACTATATTCTTGTTGAATATTATTGCGTCCAATACGTCCAAGTGCTTGTATAATTTTCTCTTGAGTTAATACCAAATCTTTGCTTAAGTAGCCGTGACAAAATTGATAATTTGTTCCATAAATATAATCGCTATCGGCTATAATCAAATACAACTTTTGAGTATCAGCAAGTCGTTTCATTATTTCTGTGTAAGCACTACTTTTATGCTCAGTAAACACACCAATTCCAAGCAACAATAATATTTTCCAACTATCATCTACGTCATTTAACATCATAATAGATAATATGTCATCTTCGTCTACATTGCTAGTAAATGAATTATGATTTGAAATACCATCTGCCCATTTATTTTTATGAGCTAATTTATTAGGAACAAACAAATCATTTAACGTGGCATTTTTAATCATTTGTCTTAGCAAAGTCAATTGGCCATTTAATTTTACAACTTCTTTGTCTGTAGTTTTGTCCATTTTTTCACACGCTATTTTTTCCTTTTTCTTGCTTTCTTTACTTCCAGCTGCTCCTGAGCCGATTTTGTTTATCATTTTCTCTTGTATATCTTCTAAATCAAGTTCTAATGTATTTATTTTTTCATTGATAACATTATTGTAGTCAATCTTGTCTTGTATTTCTTTCATAACAGAAGCAGGTATATTTGCTTGTTGAATACAAAATTTAGCAACCTTTGTAACATCTGTAGCCAGAAATATAGTAGGTCCATCGGTCAGTGTATACGCGTCTTTGGTCGTAACATAAATGGCACTACTGCCGTTTTGATTTTGTTGAGCCGCATTTAATTGAATAGGAACAGGAATATGTTGGCTGGTGGTTCTAGATAATTCAGCACCAGGTTTAGGACCAGCTCCAGTAACTCCAGGGCCAATGCTAGATGAGTGTATAATTTTTTGTCCTTTCGGGTCAATCGTATTATTTGGTTGAATTTTCTGACGTCGATTACTATTAAAATACAAATAAATTGATGGCCAATCAGAAGGTTTTACATTTTTCAATGTTTTTAGATAATGTAATTTAATACTTTGCATTGAAATGTCGTGAATATTCGCAAAATTTCTATTAAATCTAGCGACAGTTTTAATGTATTCACGTTCTTCAACAAACAATATAAAATGCGAAGATTCTTGTAAATCAAAATATCTCAATAATGTTAAGTTATCTTCACATTGTTCCACAATAGTCATTAATTCGGCATAATTTTCGCTAAGGTAATGAGGCATTACGATATATCCATTATTATTTAAAATTGGAATAGTTTTACGACAATCGTGACTAACAATATTATATATTTGAGGTTGTTTAATAACTGAAGATATCGTATTGTTATCGGTTATAGTAATATATTTATAATTTGAAAATTTAGTAGTAAAATCAGAAATCGTCTGAGTTAATTCATGAAGTTTAGGTAATGTTGCTGATGATAAAACAACATTAGGTATAATATTATTTTTCCAATTTCTCTTAATTATACGATGAAGGTCGTGATTGTCGTAGTCCATTGTAATAGTGGGTTCATCCCAATAGGTTATAATTTCTTCTGGTTTATTAAAAGCGGTCATATAATACATTGCTGGCAAATACGAGCGAATATCACAAATAATAATTTCAACTTTATCCCCAACCGAATTGTCAACTTTTCGAATACGGCCACTGCGTTTGTCGCGTGTATATTCTTTGGCAGCAAAATAGTGAAGACGAATGTCAGACGCACTAGAGCAACCAAATGCGAATGCTACTTTTTTGCTTATGGAAACAGCTGCTGTGGCTAAAGCAATGCCGACGTGACGGACAGCACAAACAAATATTATTTTATTCCCTTCAGATCATCCGAGTGGCGTCAACGTTTTTCCTGTTCCAGAAGGTGCAAAAAACAAAATCAATTTAGGGTTTACATTTTTAACAGCAGTGAAAATTGTTTTTTGATGTTCATATAACTGTAAATCGCCGTATTTAAGTAGGTTATTATTTTTTTCAATATATTCATATGAGTTACGAATAATGGATTGTAGGTCAACCTCATTTTCAAAATTCTCTAATACAGCAGTAATAATTTTTTTTAAAAAGGCATTAACCTTATCAATATTATTGCCCATCAATTTACTGAGTGTATAATAATACATTAGCCAAATAATGTTATTTACAGATTTAAAATGTAACAGTTTTTCGAGCTGTTTATACAATACAAATTCATATATTTCACTAGTTTCTTCATTAATTAATTCTGAGCGTCCAAGACGAATTTGTTCTGTGCTTTTTAATTTAACGATTGAGCATAATTTTATATAACAAATTTTGGACTGACCGGTTTCATTTGATTCAGTATTTTCAGTTCTGTTAATTTTGTTGATGTCATTTGAAAATCGTATAAATGTAAGATTATATTTATTAACAAGTAGTTTAATTTTATCAGCAAAATGCTTTATGTATAAGAATTCTTCTAATTGCGAACTGTATTCAATTTTTAAAAACGAAAATAGAGAATTTGTTTCATTATATTTAATATTAACATCGGAATATCCATTTGTTATTAATTTTAATATTTTAATTTCTGATTCTGAAACAGGAATTTCAATAGATTCCCATTCAGATTTAGATAATTTGAGCTGGTTAAGGTTCATATTGCTAGTTTGATAACTGTGCGAGGCTTTGTATATACTATGTTGTTATTTCTCTAAATAGTTTTAAATTCAATTTTATTTTTATTCAATATTTTATTATAACATTAAAAAACAATAAAAATAAAATTGAAACAAAATGGAACAATATAACTGAAACCAAATAAATAAGTTAAAGGCAATTTAATCAAATAAATTAATTAAGTAAAAATGTCGGCAAATAATTTTGAAATATATTCAATTGAAGGAAACATTGGTTCAGGAAAGTCGACATTGTTTGAGGAGTTAAGAAAGGTATATGCTAATAATTCGAATATAATATTTTTAGAAGAACCTGTTGGTTTATGGGAAAAAATTAAAAACAAGCAAGGAGAAACAATGTTACAATTATTTTATAAAAATAAGAGCAAAGACAGTGTAACTAGTAAAAATTATGCGTTCCAATTTCAAATAATGGCTTTGTCAACAAGATTGGCTATTTTAAAAAAAGCGATAGAGGATAACAATGGTAAAAAAATAACTATTATTACGGAAAGATGTTTACATACAGACAAGGAAGTATTTGCCAAAATGTTGGCAGATAAAACGGAAATTGAATCAGTTGAGCATCAAATTTATTTAAATTTGTTTGACACCTTTATAAATGATTATCCTGTAAATAATGTAATATATATTAAAACCGCACCAAAAAAATGTCACGAAAGGATTCACAAACGTGCGCGAGTTGGTGAGGAAGTAATACCATTGAAATATTTAGAAGACTGTCATATATATCACGAGAACTTTTTAGACCCAGATGTGGGGTTACAAGCAAGACAAATGGTATTAAATGGAAATGTAGATATATTTGAAAATACCAATATTTTAGAAGGTTGGATTCAAGAAATTAACGTCTTTATAAATCACAATAACACAATAAATTAAAATTATAAATTAAAATTATAAATTA